ATGAGCCATACCGATGTTATTGCTTTTCACGAGCGTCTGACCGCGCTTGTACGCTCTTTACAAATTGCGCCGCAGGTTGCGGAGAATCAGGTGCTTGACCGGATGGCGTTAAGCTTCCGAAAACTGCTTAACTTTTTAGCAGAAGATGATGCACGCACCCAGCAGGCCTTTTTATTGCCTCCTCAGGCACAGGAAACGCAACGATTACTGTGTGACCTGATGGCTGAAAATCTTTCAACAAGTCAGGAGAATAAGTTGTTTCGTGAGGATATTTCCGCCGTGCTGATGGCACAATGCTTTACCGGCATTCTGGTGCAACTGGCACAAACCCCAGGGGATCCGCAAACGCGTCATCAGAACAGTCTGGCGTGTGCGAAGTTGTTCTGCGAGGGTGTCTGGCTGGGGAAGTTATAGTCCAAAACTTCATAAAGAAAGCATAAATCGTTGGTTCTGTTTGCAGGCAGAAAAAGGTTAACTGAGGTCATTCCAGCAGAAGATACTGTCTGCTACGAGTCTGTAAAGCTTGTTGCATAAAAGCTTTAAACAGAAAGCCGTGAATAACCGGAGGCCTTTATGTCAACGACCGCACAAACTGCTGAACACCGCTCCTTATGGCAGCGAATTACTCAACGTAAGCCGCGCCACCAGACTGAAGAAATGGCGCAGGACACGTCGCGTCTGCTGGAAAGTTTTCTGGCAACCGGTTGTCTGTATGGTATTGATGTGGGGAACAGTGATCCAGCCTGGTTTCGCCGCCCCTGACCGCTATATACGTTTAATGCGCTTCAGCTACTGGAACGAGCTGTGCGATTAACCTGAGTTTCTCCTGATAGTGCTTGTTGTACCCTTAATAACCGGTGTTGCCCTTGTGCCTGGCACAGTGTCAGCCTCCCTTATGAAGGTTGTTGTGGAAAGTCTCTCTGACCTCGTCGTAGAAATTTTAGTTCTCTCTCAATTGTTGAGCCCATAACTTTCGCCGGTTATGGGTTTTTTTATGCAAAAAAAACCCCGCAGTCAGGCGGGGTAAATTGTAAAGCCGCTAAGGGGGACACGGCGCGTTCTATTAAGTTAAAACCAAGGAAGGGTAAATCGAATTCCAGTGATGATGCCGGAACTCATAAATTAAATTATCACACTACATTGCCTTACTATAAATATAAATTTTGCATATATTTTAGCACATACATTCACGGAATATATCAAAACAGCCTAATGAAATAATTAGCAATAAATAATAAAACCAAAAGAGATAATTTATCTACTGAGCAACGGAACTCTGTAGGTAGTATTAACACGAGCTTAGACTCATTGATAATGTATATATAATAAATTCAAGTATTCAATTAAATGATAAAGGAATGACATCATGAAATTAAAAGCATTGGCGATTATTATCCCGGCATTACTGGTTGCAGGCGCAGCTCATTCAGCAGAAATCTATAACAAAGAAGGCAACAAATTAGATCTGTACGGTAAGGTTGATGGTTTGCATTATTTTTCTGACGATGCTGGCGCAGACGGCGATCAGACTTATGTCCGTGTCGGTTTTAAAGGTGAAACACAAATCAATGATCTGCTGACTGGTTACGGCCAGTGGGAATACAACATTCAGGCCGATAATTCTGAAGGCAGTACCGGAACATCAGGTAATGCGACCCGTCTGGGATTCGCGGGTCTGAAATTTGGTGAGTATGGTTCCTTTGACTATGGTCGTAACTACGGTGTCGTATACGACGTTGAATCCTGGACTGATATGCTGCCTGAGTTTGGTGGCGATACTTACACCACTGCAGACAACTTCATGGTAGGTCGTACCAACGGCGTGGCAACCTACCGTAACACCGACTTCTTCGGCGAAGTGAAAGGCTGGGACTTTGCTCTGCAGTATCAGGGCGCAAACGACGGTGATATCACAGGAGAAGGCACTAATAATGGTGATCGTTCTATTCGCAAACAAAACGGTGATGGTTTCGGTATCTCTACCTCCTATGATTTCGGCATGGGCATCAACTGCTAATCGACTATTATTTCTATGGAAATTTGCGTCCCTGCAAAACTCCTGCAAAATCCTTCTGCAAAACTACCCATGAATTAAATGACAACCTCCTTCCAGTCCTTACCCCGATCGTCATGATATTTCTCCGTCATCTGGCTATTTTTGTGACCGAGTAACACCTGTGTGTTAATACCCTGTTCACTGAAAAGCCGCTCAGACAACGAACGTTGCTCATGAAACGTTGGGGGGCTTTCACCTGTCCATTTCAGACCACAGTTATCTCGAGCGTCTGCAAACCCCTTTGATAGGGTGCTCTTGGTAATCTGCCCACCCCGCGTACAATTCCTTCTCGCTCTGTGATGATGCAAGATCCACTGACTCAAAACCGAATCGCGACATTCAGTAATGACATCCTGTAGGGATATGCCCAATGCTTCACATTTTAAGGAAAGCGGAATGGCGACTTTAGCCCCGGTTTTTTGTTGAATAATGTGAAGTTTATTGTCCCAAATGTCCGTGAACTTTAATTTTGAAATATCACCAATTCGCTGACCGGTAATAATAGCCAACAGCATTGCACGGGGAATGTGCACAGGCATCTTCAAAGCCTCTGCATATATATCTTTCCATTCTTCTAATGAAAGCCTTTGTCTTGTCACTTTCGCTCTTGGTTGCTTGGTGGCTTTTGCCGGATTATATCCAGCTGGAACCTCGCCAGCATGTTGGGCTTCTTTAAAAACATCACTTAGTGTCGAGCGTACCATCTGGGCCATTCTGCCTTGACCTTTTTCGATATATAAATCCAGAATACCAGCAATATCTCGGGCACCTACTTCAGATAAAGTTTTTAGGCCGCAATGAGAAATCAACGCTCTTAATGAAGGCTCTCGAAGTTTTGCAGTGTCAGGTTTTATCTCCCCAGCTTTAACTCTGTCCAACTGAATCAATCTGTACTTATCAACCCATGCGCTTGTGGTAATTCCTTTATTTACTTCCCGGCTAATTTCATTTCTCACCCGGAGTAGATTAGCCATTTTGCGTTGGTTTAATTGCATATTTGCATCTATTGCGATTGCTTTTGCTTCCTCTTCATTGTCACCAAGCCCATGAAACTTTCCCGTTCCTGGGTGTTTATAACGCCAGTAGACCTTTTTAGTTCTGGCGTCGGTGTAACAGGAAAGGCCGGGGATATTCACGTTGTATTTACGTGGACGTGCCATCTTCGAGAATCCTCATTAAACGTGGATCTAAGTCCTTGCTGATCTCGGGCTTCTCGGCCATGCCAATGAAACGCGCTGACGCTTCTACACGCCAGCATCGCCCAGCCTTAACGGGAAGGGGGTAAATCATTCCGTTTTTGGCATACCTCATCAATGTTGCTCGACTTGGTACTGGCGCTGAGAACTCTTCGAGAGCCCATTCATCTAACGTTAATGTTCTCGCCATAAATCACTCCACACGTTTAGTTATAGCCGGCTGCACACCGGTTTACTGACTGACCCGAAAACGGCCGTAATATTTCCCAGCTCGCCACCAGAGCATTTTCTCCCCTGGCGGCATTGCTGGCGCAAACTCAACTGGAACAAACCACAGCTTCAGCATTCGTTTCACGAAAATCCGCCTGACTAAATGAGCGCGCTTAGACATTACTGTTGCCTGACTCCGCCACCTGTTTTGCCAGTTTCTCAGCTTCACGAAAATCCCAGTCTACGCGGTGGGCTATGGTGAGCGCAGAACGAACGGAGTGCCCAATCATGTCATCCAGAGCGTCGAGGGTCATTGCCATGTCTGGATTTCTTTCCAGTATCACAGCACGCTGAATCTGCCAGCGATTACAGGATTCCAGAAGTGAATTTGCCATATCACTCACCATCCTTCACGACGCCGCCATCGGCCAGCCACGCATTAACATTGCTGACGTAATCTGGTGGCGTTCTGTGCGTACACCATGCCGTGGCATCAATGACGCATTGCCTAATATCAGATAACAGTTGTGGATGTAAGACCGGTTTTTGCGGGGCGGTGAATAGCTCCGTACCGTGCGGAATATTGAGGCTGCGTCCGTGCTGAGTTAAACAAAAACCGCCGCAGCCTTGCCGCTCGTCCACTAAAGCCACTGGCACCTGATCGCCTTTCAGCGCTGCGATTTCTGCCCGCAACTCGTCAATAGTTTCTTGCAGGTCGATCATGTCGTGGACATGCTGGGGAGCACCTTCACAGCGCACCGGCTCATTAGCATCAGCCGGCTGGCGTTCTGCTTCGAGCCGGTCGAGTAGGGCGAGAATGGCTACTGGATTTGCCAAGGTAAGGAACTCAGCCAGACGCTCATCATCTCCATCGTCATCGGACCAATTCGAAACTGACACTTCAATGAAAGGGCAAAGTTCGCCGTCATGGTCGAACGTTCCAATGCCAACAAAGCCAGTATCTTCGTTTGTCTCGCAACCCCAGCGTTGTTTATAGCCGTGAGCGATCAGCGCAGCCGCGTCACGCAGCGCCTTGATATCTGTTGTATCAGTCATGAGGTTGCTCCCAAATCAAATCCGATTTCATCCCAAATCACGTCAGCGCTATCAGTATCGAAAATTTCAATGACACCCTTCATTCCACAGGCCGACATGCAGGAAACGGAATCACCATCAAACAGAAAATCATTGCTGCCGTGCTCTGTTTTAACGTGGGCGGTTTTGTTTCCGCAGTTTGGGCATGGAGTCAGCCAGTCTATTACAAGAGTTTTCATCCCTTCCTCCCAACGCGCAGATGTTCGAATTCAATCACCCATACCCACGGATTATCTGACCAGCTTTCTTCGCCGTAGATATCCCGCCACAACCGGGAGAACAAATACTTCTCTTGCCCGACGTTATGGTGACCCACTATCCCTTCGCATCTGGCATCGTGCAGACTGATATCATCCAGGCGCTCAACGCGAACGCCGGTGATCAGCAGGTTGATGCGTGATGCCCAGCACGGCATGTGGATGGAGGGACGCCAGCCGCCTTCGGTGCCATTAATCAGGTCTGGATACCAGGTTGCAAACCAGTATTTTTCGAGGTTTGGATCGGCCTCTTCGCCATCTTCTTCACCAAGGTCTCGCACTTCACCATCTGCCCGGTAGGCGACAGAGGGGCAACCTGCATTATTCACATCAGACCAAGTCTCACGTACCCAAAGCTGATCGCCGGGCTTCCCCAGCGGGCAGTTGCTGTAATCACCAGCTTTAACCTCACCGGCCAATTCATTACCGGCAAGCTCACAACCCATATTCACATCGCGAAGCGGGAATTTAACCATCCGCCGCGTCTGCGTCTTTCGACCGCTGAGAATGGCCTTAACCATCTCAGCGTTGAATAAAATAGGGCGCTCTTTCATATCTGCATTCCCAAATAAGTGATTGCCATAACCACACCGAGGACCAGATAAAAAGCGATATCAGTTTTCATGAAATACCCCTTTGCTGATTTCGGCGTGAACGAATCCCTTGCCAGTGATGGCAATTAATTTGCTCAGGCATAGATAAGAGCCGCTGGTTGAGCAATGGGTATACCGGTTTCGCTCCGGGGTTGTTTTTACGACCCTTATTTACTCTGGTTTCAGCGGTAAGAACACTCGCGACCAATGCGCTTACCTGCTGTACCGACTTATCAGTGATCTTTCTGCTGCACTAATCCGACGAAAATGGAGAAAGCTGCTACACTAAAATATGAATAGGAAAACTCTTAATAATTCCAATTAAGTCCCGCACCTATCCCCAGAGTTCTAAAAATGCCTGACATAAAACTCTCTTGTGAGAAATGTACTTCTGAACGTTTTGTAGCCTCTTCCAATTATCCAAGCTCTGACATGATTTCCTCACTCGTCTGCGCTCTTTGCCACCACCCAGTAGATGTGAGCTCAGTAGTCACATTCAGGGACACTCCCTATATTGCCCTAGTTCCGCCTCTGCCAGACCACCTCTTTCACCATATTGAATCCAGCCGCCAGGGTTGAATTATTCAAACTGCCATTAAGCTACAGTGTTCTTTCTGTTGTGTGCCTGGTCACTTCTCCACCTCAGACGGCGGTGGTATCTTGGGAGTCCTCACGCAACCAGGAAACGAAACTTATGTCCAACGTTACAGAATTTCATGCTGCACGCCTTGATGCTATTGAACTGGCAATTCAGAGGCTTGCAATCTCTATTTCTGAATCAGGTGGCTCTAAAGCAGAAGAGCTGGCTGGGTCAGTCGATAAATTCAGAGAAAAAATTAGCGCCGCAGACGCTTCCGAATATGACAAAGATGTTTACATCAAAACAGTTCGGCTGCTTGACCCCCTTGGTGATGATCCAGTCAATCCCTTTTAGTCCGTTCCAGACGCTTTTGGTCCAGTAATTCTGCTACGTCCTTTCCGTATTGTCTGGATTCCTGAGCTGTATAGCTCAGCTCCAGAGCAGCGAGGCTGGTAAGCATTTCGATACGATCATTAACTTCTTCCAGCGCTTTCTGGTGATGATCTTTAAGTGAAAGCGCTTCTTTCAACTGCTGTGCAGACTGAATCTTGCCCTGCATCCATTGAAGCAACTCTTCGTTGCTCAGATCCCCTGCAATAATTTTCGGTTCCTGCTGTTGCATCCTGGTACCTCATTAAGCTGCTATGTTCTTGCCGTTGTGTTACCGATGAATTAAATATACAAAACGTATTTTAATAAGTAAATACAAATTGTATACAAAGCGCATCAATTTTGGGTAACGTAATGTATTTTAAGTTGTTTTAATTTTCTGGGGGCTGATCTGTGATGGGGGAACTCGGGGATGATTCAGGGGGAATAATGTTAGAAAGCCAGCCTCAAGACTGGCTTAAGATCAGAAGTGCTCTAAACAAGGCGCAATTTTGTTTCAACAGCAACGCCAATAATTCTGCAGTTGCCGTTGATAGGCACTAGCGGCCATTGGGGGTTCAACCCTTTCAAGTACTTCTGCCCGCCGTCAATAACAAGCTTTTTGAAAGTGGCTTCATTGGAGTCTGAAAGCTTGGCGATGACTAAACTTCCGTTGGTTGCATCTCGCCCAGTATCAAATAAGACATAAGTTCCCTCTGGAACGCTTAGGCCCACGGGAGCAGTCATTGAATCTCCATCAACCTTAAGCCAAAAGGCATCTCCCTGAATATGCGCATCAGACTCCAGCCATTGGTCTATGTCTTTCAAGGAGTAAGCTTCAACAGCCTCCCCCCACATACCAGCCTTTATACTGCTTACTACAGGATATTTTTTGCCAGGAGAATAAGGCCCAATGTAGGCAACGTCACCCTTAAGTTCTTCATCGAGAATTAACCCGCCAGCACCAACCGAAAAGTTTCGTTTTCCTAAAAAATGCAGGATTTTTGAAATGTCACTAAGGCTGGGCTCCCGCCTGGCATTTAGCCAATGGCTCACCGCACCTTTAGTAATACCAAGATGTTCTGCTAACTGCTCTTGATTGATGCCCTGATTTTTCATCAGAGACTTAGCGAGATCGTACCATTTCATAGTCATACCCAAATGATACAAGTTGTATACATACAATCGAGACACATAACGTATATCTTCTTGCGAGATATGAATACAATATGTATATTTAATGTGTTTACAGGAGAACTCAATGAACAACCTACGAGCCATACGAACCAAACTGGGCATTACTCAAGGGCACTTAGCTAATGCCCTAGGGATAACAAAGGGAGCGGTTTGTCATTACGAGAACGGCAAGAGAAACGTAAACATTGATCAATGTAGGACCATCGTTTCTGCGCTTAACAATTTTGGCGCGAATGTCAGCATTGATGATGTTTTCCCACCAACAAAGACTATCACTGCTGGCGCTCAGCCATAACTACCGAAGGAAAAATGAAATGGTAGACCTGAAATCAGTAGTTAAAGCGATGTGCAAAGCCTATCCCGGCGGAAGGTCTGCAATGGCTGGCGCTCTGGGCATGACTGAAACGCAGTTCAACAACAACCTATATGAAAAAAACGGCTGCCGGTTCTTTGAAATCGTTGAGCTGGAAGCTATGGAAGACATCAGCGGTACAAATCACATGGCGGATTACTTCGCCCAGCGCCGGGGCGGCTTTTTCGTAGAAATCCCAATTCGCGAGGAACTGGACCACGTTGACCTGTTTATCAAAGGGGTAAAGGTTGCCGCTAAGAGTGGAAAGGTCGATCAGCAGATAAATATTTCGATTGCAGACGACGGGGTGATTGATGAAGGCGAGAAGGCAGAAATTATGGCTCTTCATCGTAAGCATTTAGCTGCCCGCGATGAGTATGTGAAGTCAGTGGTGGCTTTGCATGAAAAGGTTGACGCCTCAGGAGTGCAGGCCCGAGGCGTCGGCGGTTTAACTAAACGTGTGGAGTAATTAAACGCATGAACAGTCTACTCGTAAAAGCTGGAGTTCCGCAAATGCGCTGTAAGTCAGTGACTGGCGGAGCCGCGTGCTCTTTCTCGTATGAAGTGATGATAGGTAACCGCTGGATGCCGTGCAACTACCAGTTCGCGGCGTGGTGGGTAGGTTACGTCCGCCAGAGCAGCCAGAAGGTGACGGCATGTCTGAAGAAATCCAAAAGCTGGACAGGCGTTACAAGGATTGGCGGGGCGTTGTGGTACACGTCGTGCGCTTCGACAGAGCAGGGGATCGCGTCATCTTCATGCGCGCCGGTTACCCGCATGAGTGCGCCCAGCCTACTGAACAATTCCGGCGAAAGTTTAAGAGGGTCTTATGAGCGTTAAGTTATCCGCATACGTCTGGGATGGTTGCGCTACTGCCGGTTTAAAAATATCGGCGGTGGCCATCATGGCGCGCCTCGCTGACTTCAGTTCTGACGAAGGCCTGTGCTGGCCGTCGATCACCACCATTGCCCGCCAACTGGGTGCAGGCGAAAGCACTGTGCGCACTACGTTGGGCAAACTTGAGGCTGACGGCTGGATCACCAGTACCCAGCGCCGCAAGGGAAACCGCAATACGTCGAACATGTACCAGCTGAATATTGCGAAGCTTCGTGCTGCTGCTGAACCGTCAGATTCTGACGCATCAAAATCTGACACCTCAAATTCTGACCGGTCAAAATTTGACGCATCAAAATCCAACACGAACACCGGTTTTCACCCGCCAGAATCTGGGGGGGATCCGTTAGTAAATTCAAAACAAGATCCATCAGATAATAAAACCTCTTGTCAGCCTGCTGCGCAGACAGACGCAGAAGTCGAAATTACTGATCAGGCTAAACAGGTTCTGAATTACCTGAACCAGACCACCGGCTCACGCTATCAGGTCAGCAAATCCTCACTGGATAACATCCGCGCCAGACTGCGTGAAGGCTTCACCACTGAAGAACATCAGCTGACGGTTGATTACATGCATGCCAAATGGGGCGGCGATCTGGAAATGGCCGAGTACCTGCGACCGTCCACGCTCTTTCAACCTTCAAAGTTCCCTGGCTACCTGGAAGGCGCTAACGCCTGGAATCGTGCAGGGCGTCCAGCGCGCAAAAACGGGAAGTGGGAGCGCGAAGGTGACGTTGCAATTGATGCAGCCGAGCGGGATGCGGCATACCGCCGGTTCATTAGCGGTGTAGCGGCAACCAAGGCACCGAGTGCGCTGGAAAAAACGGTTTGCGCCGAAGCCAGCAAAGCCAACATCCGCAGCATGCGCGCCGATTTCGCCATATCGCAGTGGGCCAAGATTTGGAAAGAGTGCGCCCAGCGCCAGCAGGGAGTGAAAGCAGCATGAAAACTTACCCAGAGTTAGTTCTTGAAGAACTGCAACGCGATAGCACACCGCGGTCATCAGCACAGCTTGAAGCGCTGATCGTAGCCAGAACCGGCATGACACCCCACAAGACGGCAATTCACAGCGCAATCATCGCATTGAGAGCCCGTCCTGAAGTGCATCTGGTTCATACCGAGACTTACCCACGCAAATACAGCCTTGCAACACCATCAGGTTCAGTGAAAACCAAGGCTGAAATCAGCGCCGAGTTTGAACGCAATCTGTGGGCAGTACGTCGGGGAAGGGGACAGGCATGAGCTATCAACTGATATATGCGGATCCTCCTTGGCATTACGACAACGTGATCAGCAACGGTGCAGCCGGTAATCACTACGGCACCATGTCGCTGACTGACCTGATGCGTCTGCCAGTCTGGTCAATTGCTGCTGAGAACGCGGTGCTGGCGATGTGGTACACAGGCACCCACAACGCAGAGGCCGTAAAGCTGGCAGAAGCGTGGGGCTTCAAAGTAAAAACTATGAAGGGATTTACGTGGGTGAAGCTGAACCAGTTGGCGGAGCAGCACATCAATAAAGCATTGGCAGCCGGTGAGATTCAGGATTTCTACGACTTCATGGAATTGCTAAATACGCAGACGCGCATGAACGGCGGGAATTACACACGCGCCAACAGCGAGGATCTGCTGATCGCCGTGCGCGGTACCGGGCTCGAGCGCGTCAGCGCCAGCGTGAAGCAAGTGATCCACTCGCCGCTCGGTGAGCACAGCGCGAAGCCTTGGGAAGCGCGCCACCGGCTCGAGTTGCTTTACGGTGACGTGTCACGCATTGAGCTGTTTAGCCGCGGTGAAGCCAATGGCTGGCACCACTGGGGGAATGAGTGCCCGCACAGTGATATCCACTTATTACCAGGCGGCGTAATGCATATCGACTGGGCAAGCGATAAGGAGAGTGCAGCGTGAACGAATTCCAGCAAATCTGGCTCGATGCCTACCGCGGTTATCTTAAAGCCGCATCTTACACAGGTGAGCTTTGCCCATCCGATTACACGGCTGCAGGTGAACATGCTGATGCTGTGCTGATCAGCCTGATCAAAGCAGGGGAGGTGAACTGATGATCCACTATCACGGCGGACCTATCACCCCGGATACCTGCGCGATGCGGGCCTGGTCAGGTGGCCATGCATTCATTTCTTTTGCCAATTCAAGTCAGCTCGGGCTGGCTTCCGAAATCTGCCAGTCATTCGCCTTAGACAATGGCGCGTTCTCTATCTGGAAGAAAGCAGGCAAAAACAAAATCGATTGGTCAGATTATTACGACTTTGTGGAGCGCTGGAAGAATCACCCTGGTCTCGATTTCGCCGTCATTCCTGACGTTATAGACGGCGGCGCGGCGGAGAATGATGCGCTGCTGGCTGAGTGGCCACACGGTAAATTTACCGGTTGCCCGGTTTGGCACATGAACGAAAGCGAAGAGCGTTTTATCCGGCTTTGCCATGAGTACCCACGTGTAGCCATTGGCAGTTGTGGTGAGTATGACGTGAAATCACCGCTTAAAGCCGTGGCCCGTATGAAGGACATCATTCGTCACGTTGTTGATGCTCATAGCCGGCCAATTACCAAACTGCATGGTCTCCGCATGCTGAATAAGGACATCTTCACCAAACTGCCACTGGCGTCAGCTGACAGCACCAACATTGCGCGCAATATCGGAATTGATAGTGCGTGGAAAGGGACGTATTCACCTCAGTCAAAAGAAACCCGCGCATATGTGTTGGCGGAGCGTATCGAATCTTATAACAGCACCGGCACGTTGGAATATTGCGAAATCCGGGACCGCTTCAACATGCAATTGCAGATGGAGGTTTGAAGCTTATGAGACTGATTTTGCCATTCCCGCCGAGCGTCAACGGTTACTGGCGCTCAACCCAAAAGGGCGTGCTGATCAGCGAGCGCGGGCGGATCTTCCGTTCCAATGCGCTGGCGTCAATTTATCAGCAGTTGCGAAGCCGCCCGACGGCACTACTTACCGAACTAGATGTGCATCTGGTGCTCTACCCGCCGACCAGGGCGAAGCGGGATTTAGATAATTTCCAGAAGGCGCTGTTTGATGGCCTGACCCACGCGGGGATCTGGAAGGACGACAGCCAGGTAAAACGAATGACGGTCGAGTGGGGACCGGTGACCAAAGAAGGTAAGGCAGAAATAACGATTACTGATTTCAAACCCGCCGGTGTGCAGCCGGTTTTACGTGTGGAGTGATTATGTCGAACAGTTTGCTGTCAGGAAAAGTGGTAACGATGTCGAGCCGTGAGATTGCTGAGCTGGTGCAGAGTAAGCATAGCGATGTGAAGCGCTCGGCCGAACGGCTTGCCGTTGGTGGAATTTTAAGCGCGCCGTTGGCGCACACCCCCTATTTTCATGAGCAGAACGGGCAGGAGTATCAGGAGTACTGGTTCAATAAACGCGATTCGCTGGTGCTGGTTGCCCGTCTGTCGCCTGAATTCACCGCCGTGGTAGTGGACCGCTGGCAGGAACTGGAATCGAAAAGCCAGTTACCCCAGTCATTGCCCGAGGCTCTCCGCCTGGCTGCTGACCTTGCCGAAGAAAAACAGGCGTTGGAATCACAGCTGGCGCTGGCGGCCCCGAAAGTGGAATTCGTTGATCAGTACGTGATGGCTAATGGCTCTATGGGATTCCGCGCGGTCTGCAAATTGCTGCATGCAAAAGAACCGGAATTCCGGATGTTCTTGCTCGAGAAAGACATTGTTTACCGGCTGGAAGGCCAGTTGACGCCAAAGGCCCATCATTTAGAGGCAGGCCGGTTCCAGGTAAAAACCGGTACCAGCCCGAATAGCCAGCATGCATTCCGTCAGGCACGCTTCACGGCGAAGGGCGTTGAATGGGTTGCCGGGCTGTGGGCTGGTTATCTGCGACAGAAACAGGAGGCCCACGCGTGAGAGCTTTGTTAAAACCGTATCCTCAGCGAGAACTGGGGATCGTGCAGTTCGCGCTGCCGGCGGACATGGTGAAGTTCTTCAGTAGTAAACGCCTGCTGATCACCAATGAACCCGCTGACCTGCATACCGCGCCGGATGGCATGGTGCCAGCAGAAGCACAATCACTTTCACGGGATCCGCGCCTGTCTGGTTTCCTGTCGTCTCCTGAAGTGATCGGGAAAGTCGGCGGCATGGCGGCGCTGACACTGTGGGTTAAACGCCACCGCGCCTGCGAGTGCCCGGACTACAACGGCGAATACCATCACCACGAACTGAATCAGGTTATCCGTGGTCGTGGCGTGGTCTGCCTGTGCTGGGCGCATGACAACGAGTTTAACGGCAAAGAGTCGCCGAAACTGGACGCTACCGCGCAGGCGAACGCCGCCGAGTTCGTGACAGAAGCAATCCGGTACCGGTATGGCCTGCCTGATGGTCGTCACCTGACCTTGCCTGAATTGTGTTGGTGGGCGGTTTCGAAAGGGGTGCTTAACCTGCTGCCGGAAGAAGTGGTCTGCGCGGCACTGGGAATGAAATACAACCCGCCCGGCGGCCAGCGCAAGGAGGCTGACGTCAACCCGTGGGAGAAGCAACCACGTGAAGAACTGGCGAACAACATCAAACCGGTGCTGACGCTGGCAATCGACCCGGAGACGCCGGAATCATTCCTCCGTATTCCGAAGCGCCGCCGGTACGAAAACGCAAAATATACCCAATGGGTAAAGCGCCAGCCATGTTGCGGCTGTGGCAACGGGTCTGATGATCCGCACCATTTAACCGGCAATGGCTTTGGGGGTATGGCAACAAAAGCGCATGACCTGTTCGTGATCCCGCTGTGCAGACGGTGTCACGACTCACTTCATGCGAATACCCAGGCATGGGAAGAAGAACATGGTGATCAGATGTATCTGGTCATGAAGACATTAGACCGCGCGCTGGCGATGGGTGTTATCGCTACTGGCAAACAAAAATAAAAGTGTGGAGAGAATAATGCGTGATATTCAACTGGTACTGGCTCGTTACGGCGTTTGGGCTCGCGATAACTCCGGCGTGAGCTGGTCACCAATCGCGGCTGGCTTCAAAGGCCTGCTGCCGACTGAATCCAGCATGGTCGAATCCTGCTGTGATGATGACGGTCTGATTGTAGATGCCGCAGTAGGCCGTTTGGCTGCCGTTCGTAAACCGGAGGAGGTAACGCTAATCATGCTGCATTACCGCTTTGGTCTGTCGAAACGGAAAATAGCGAAGCTGTATAAGGTGAGTGAAGGCCTGATCCGCCAACAGTTACAGGTAGCGGAAGGATTCGTCGATGGTTGCCTGGCAATGACCGGCGCGGTGCTGGAAATGGACGCCTACACCCAGAAAATACGGGTGGCGAAAGTCGCTTAAAATAGTTCTAGTGCGCTACGCAAAAACTCTTGTAACCTGTTAAGAGTGGTCACGTAGTCACAAAGCTTAGACAATCTGAGAACCTCGCTCCAGCGGGGTTTAGTTTTTGTAGACTTACAAAACGATGTCATAAATGGCTGCTATCCTTTTTTAAAAAGGAGATGTCAATGAAACTTCTAAAAAACGAATTCGATTACAAAATGTGGATGACCTACGATCTTCTGCGCCTTGATGATTCTTTAAGTCCTTTGTTTGATCATGATTTGCTTGATCGTGAGCTTTTATCCCAAATGCCCCGTGAGTTTCCTTGCATTGCATGCATCATTAGAGGGGAAGGCCCATTTGAGCCGGATGTAGCAAAGTTTCTTTACCGAGAAGAGGTTGAGGAAATTGCAAAAGGTATGGGAATCAGAGATATGCATAATGGTACGGCTACAATCTCGTTCGTTAAATGAATGCCTGCTATCTTATGTAAAACATCACATGAGACCATTGGCATGAAGTTACTTAATAACGAATTTGAATATCGAGAATGGATGCATAAAGGCTACCTTCATTTGGATGAGGAGTTTCCTTCGGTTTTCGGACCTGACGAGCTTGAAAGAGAAATTTTGCGCCAGGCGCCCAAAGAATTTCCTTGCCTTGTACAACTTGTAGGAGGTGAGAGCGCTTACTCCCTGCAGTCTGTTCAATTCATATATCGATCCCAGATAGAAGAGTGGGCAAAGCTGTTCGGCATTATTAGTTAGAGAAATCAATTATTCCAATGGGCTGCCTCCGTGCGGCCCTTTTTTATGCCCTCAATTCGGTTGTGAGGACACCAACAGCGATAAGGGGTTTATCAATGTCAGAGCCGGTATCAGCTACAGCGGCTTCAGCGGCGCTTGCCACGGTCGGCGTTTTCGGCTGGTTCACCGGTCTGGATTACGGCGTGGTTTTCGGTGCCTTTGCTGGCGCTGTTTTCTACGTCACGTCAGCCGTTGACCTGTCAGCGTGGCGCCGCATTTCGTATTTTGGCGTTTCATTCATGTGTGGCCTGCTCGGTGCCGGAGTTGCTGGCGCTAAGTTGGCGGCCTGGCTCAGTTACCCTGATAAACCATTGGATGCCCTGGGCGCGGTGATCATCTCCGCACTGGCTGTGCAGCTGCTTACGTTCGCCAGCAACAGGGCAAAGAACCCAACATCACTGATTGATCGGTGGAGGGGGCAAAGTGGTAATAAATGACCCGCTGGTAATCCTGAACGTGGTGGTGTGTACGTTGGTGGTTATCCGGCTGAGCTTCTTTCGAAAGAATGGGGCCACACATCGACGCTGGGCGTCGTGGCTGGCCTACCTGCTGATCCTGATCTACGGCCATGTCCCGCTGCGTTTCCTGTTCGACCATTACGACGGCACGCGCTGGGCCATCCTCTTACTGAACCTCGTTATCTGCATTGCGATATTCGCCGTGCGCGGGAACGTGGCGAAAATCATTAAAGTCCTGAGACTTCCGCAATGACAAAAGACCAATTTACCCGGGCGGCTTCACTGAGCGCCGACTTGGCCACGCGCTGGTATCCGCACCTGGTATCAACGATGGCTGAATTCGATATTTCCACCCCGGCGCGTCAGGCGGCATTCATTGCGCAGGTGGGGCATGAGTCCGGTGGATTTAAAACGCTGGTCGAGTCCTTCAACTATTCGATCGCCGGGCTTTCGGTGTTTACGCGCCTCACTGCATCACAGCGTGAGCAGCTCGGTCGCCGGAATGGTGAAGGTCTACTGCCTGTTGAGCGCCAGCGCGCCATTGCCAATCTTGCCTATGGTGGCCGGTACGGTAACAAAGCAGCGGGTGACGGTTATAAATTCCGTGGTCGCGGCCTGAAACAAATCACGTTCCTCGATAATTATCTGGCCTGTGGCCGCGCGCTGGGCATCGACCTGATCAGCAATCCTGATCTGTTGCTTCAGGATGAATATGCGGCGCGTTCGGCGGGCTGGTTCTGGAAGGCCAATAACTGCAACAGTTTTGCCGACTCCGGCGACTTTGTGGGGCTTACCAAACGCATTAACGGTGGTGACAACGGTCTGGCTGACCGTCAGGCACGTTACGCGGTCGCCAAAAAGGCTTTAGGCATCTGAGGATCCGCCAGTGGAAACATCTCTTTTTACTGCTCTGCTGAAAGCTTACTGGAAAAGGGCCGTTGCCATTGTTGCGACTGCCGCATTGGCGTGGTGGATAGAAGGGCTACGCTGGGACGCCGACGTTTCCAAACTGAAAGAATCCCACACCGCAGAGTTGAAGAAACAAAGCGATCAGGCCGTAATTGACCTGACCAACCAGCAGAAGCGCACCGAAGCGGCACAGGCCGCGCTGGCGGACCTTGATGCTAAGCACACGAAGGAAATGGCAGATGAACAGGCCAAGAATGAGAAGTTGCGCGCTGATGTTGCTGCTGGTACTCGCCGGGTGCGAATCGCCGCGGCAAACCTTGCCACCTGTCAGAACGTCGGGAACAGCACTTCCGGCACCGGCAGCCTGGGCGATGCAGTACAAATCGACCTCACGCCAGCAGCTGGATCAGCTGTTCTCAGTCTCAGAGAGTCAACCAGCAGAGACGACCAAGTAATCCAATACCTTCAGGGTTATGCGGCTGAAGCCCAGAAGCACTGCAAAAACTGATGGTCAACTCGCTAATTTACCGGCTAGCAAGAAAAGCTGAGGAAGAATAGGTGTAAGCACAGTGACGTGATCTGATAAACAAGAAATCAGCTTCATATAAGAAGTAGTTGCACTTTCTTTACTCGTAGCAGTTTTAATATCGTTTAGCTGATCTTGTACCTGTTGCTGGAATTTTTTGTCAATTTCAAGACGAGCGAGTTGTGCCTGAGTATCTTCAATTATTTTAAACGCCTCGCGACTGAAATTTCTTATATCTTTGAATGTGTTATTTACAGATGTACCGAGATGCATGCCCGTGTCGAATCCGAAATTTTCGACACCATCAAAAACACTGTTTTCAGCATGTTCAATATAAATACCCACTGTACGATTTAACTTACTTTCATCTTTACTCATTTTCTTATAGTCCTTAAATGTTGGAATGGGGTTTTCATGACCTTGAGTATTGAATCACAAAATATTAAATTCTGGGGTTTTTATGCAGGTGACTATTGATGGCATCCCCTATATCCCTGCTTGCAATTCAGACTCGCGCATAGGCATTGCCATAACCACTCACAATCGTCCTGATGTTTTGAAAAGGACAATTGAACAGCACCTTAAATATATTCCTGCTGGTGCCAAGTTGGTAGTGATTGATGATGGTTCAATGCCTCTTGCTACCGTCGTAGGTATCGAAATAATCAGGCATGAGAAATCACTCGGGATTGTGGCTTCGAAGAACCGGAGTCTCGAGGCGCTGATTGATGCTGGCTGTGAGCACCTTTTCCTGTGGGACGATGATGCCTATCCGATCAGTGATAACTGGCACGTCCCATACGTCGAGTCACCCGAGCCTCACCTGGCTTACCAATTTCTCGATCTGGCTGGCGCACAGAAGCTGAAAGATATGGCCGTGCTGTATCGAGATGAAAAGCACGTTGCTTATACCGGCCAGCGCGGGGTGATGCTCTATTACCACCGCAGCGCAATTGAGAAAGTAGGCGGCTTTGACCCGGCTTATGGTCGTGGCATGTATGAGCATCCCGATCTGGCTCTGCGCATCCATAACGTTGGTCTGTCTACGTGGGCGTTTGCTGATGTGACGGGTTCGGAAAAGCTGATCCATTCACTTGATGAGCACATGACGGTCGAGCGCTCTGTTCCTCGGCCTGACCGTGAGGCGCTGGTAAAGCGAAATGTCGGAATTTACAACAGCAGGCGTGACAGTGGCTATACCGGCTTTGCCCCTTATCGGCGTGAACGTGATGTGGTCATTACGACACTGCTTACCAGCCAGCCTGACCCACAGCGCTCCGCTCCGATGAAACCAGATGAAGCAGTGCTTTCTGCCTGGTCGTCTTCGATTCGTGGCGCCGACGCTGTTGTGCTCGCCGACCAGCTCAGTGTTGCACCTGCTGGCGCTTCTCTGGTTAACGTGCCCGCGGTTCAGATGAGCCCGTACTTTGCCCGCTGGGTCCACATCTATCAGTACCTCAGGGCGCATCCAGAATACCGGTTCGTGTGGTGTACGGATGGGACTGACGTCGAAATGCTGCGTGAGCCTTGGTCTGAGATGGTTCCCGGCACGATATACGTTGGCTCTGAGCATAAGACTTACGCCGACGGATGGATGAAGGCCAATCATCACGGGCTTGCATATGGCGAGTTCATTGATCAGCACCGCGATGAGCCACTGCTTAACGCTGGTCTCCTCGGCGGCTCGCGTGATGATGTGATGGAGTTTGCACACCGGATCATCAGGCTGCATTACCGCATCGAAAGCCAGCGGTTCTGGAAGATGGAAACAGCGCCAGCGACCGCGGTTGATATGGGCGCGTTTGGCATGGCTGCAAAGTCATTCGGTGACCGTGTTGTTACGGGGCCAAAGGTTCACACCGTCTTTAAATCCGATGATGGTATGGGTAAGGAGTTCGCATGGTATCGCCACAAGTGACCTTCTGTGTTGTAGGGCACCACAAGCGCCGGGACATGGCGACTTGCCTCGCTGACACTCTGGACGCACACCTGTTTATTGATGAAGGCGACCACGGTAGCAACTGGAATCACAGGCGGGCTATCGAATGGGCAAGCCAGCAGAATTGCCGCGTGGTGATACTGGAAGATGATGCGCTTCCTTTGCCTGGCTTCACTGCTTTAGTTCGTGAATGGGTGAGCCGGTTCCCCGATAACCTCATCAGTTTCTATCTGGGCACCGGCCGCCCGCCACAGTATCAGCAGCAGATAGCAGCGAGCCTGATTGAGGCTGACAAACGTCGCAGCGATTACATCACGATGGACAGGCTGATTCATGGCGTGTGCTACAGCCCGCCAGTCAGCGGACTAAGTCGCATCATGCAGAACTGGAACCGCACCAAGGCAGCTGACTATGCAGTCGGTGACGCGCTGGGCGGCAAGGTAATCTATCCCTGCTACTCGCTGGTGGATCATGCAGACGGCGAGACAGTTGAGCGTCACCCTGACAATCAGCCAAGGCTAGAACGGCGTCGCGCGTGGAGGCTAAGTCATAAGTAAGAAAAACCGGCCCTAAGGCCGGTTTATTTAGTTACTATCTTTTGCTGTCAGGAGTTCTTTTTACAGGCTCCCAAGTTGCTCCAGGACGAGTAGTCGGAGGAGCTTTATGACCATCTGGAATTGTTGAATAGTTATCGGTTTTACCACCGCGAGGACCAATCTCGCGGTAGATGCCACCGTCCTTCCCACTGCTTTCACCAGGTTTTAAACTCATCTTATTACCTTGAACGAAAACGCCACAGGATTGAGGCAATATTGATCTTGGGATGAATTATAAATTTTCAACTTGAAATATTTTCACATACTTAAAGTGATTAATCCCATGCCAAATGCAATCCCCAGAGCATGCAGAAAGCACGGATGTGGGCGTACCACAACAGATCGTTCTGGTTATTGTGATACGCACCGCAATGAAGGCTGGACCCAGTATCAGCGAGGGCAATCAAGACATGAGCGCGGCTATGGTACCAACTGGGACAAACTCAGACCGTTGATCCTCGGTCGTGATAAGCACCTGTGCCAAGAATGCGGACGACAGAGCAGGATCACACCAGCAACAACCGTCGACCATATCATTGCGAAAGCCAATGGGGGTACCGATGACCCAGACAACCTCGAAAGCCTGTGCTGGCCTTGCCATCGGGCGAAAACAGGCCGTGAACGGCTCAAACGATAATCGTTATCATCAGGCGAGGAGGGCGGGTTGAGAGTTCAGGCCTTTCGCGCTTCAGGACCGCCGCCTAAGTTTTTGTCACACACCCGCAGGTTACAAATCTTTTTTAGGGGTCCCCTGAGGATCGATTAATAGGAGTTTTCAATCATGTCCGGACCGCCGAGAACCCCGACAGCTCTGCGTTTGGTCAAGGGTAACCCATCGAAAAGGGCCTTGAACAAGGCAGAGCCAAAACCCCCTTCTGGGGTACCCCAAATTCCGAAGCATTTTAACAAGCAGGAAAAGTACTGGTTCAAACGGATCGGGGAAGAGTTGGATTGCTCCAATGTGATCACCAAGCTTGATGGCATGGCGCTGGAACTTCTGATCGGCGCGTATGTTGAATGGCGAAAACACCGTGATGTGATTGACCAGGTTGGCGAGACCTACAACGTAACGAACATGCAGGGTGAGACGTTAGTAAAAGCTCATCCACAGGTTGCGATGATGTCCGATGCCTGGAAACGTTTGCGGGCAATGATGTCTGAATTCGGCATGACCCCAGCCGCTCGCAGCAAAGTCAGCAGCGAAGGGAAAGGGGAAGCTGACCCACTCGAAGAATTTTTGAAAAAGCGCAAATGATGAATGGCAACGGTTTCGGATGGTATCCAGTACGCCGAGCGCGTGCTATCCGGCGAGATTGTTGCTGGCGAACTGGTGCGGCTTTCGTGCCAACGATTCCTTAACGATTTAGAGCATGGGCCGGAACGCGGCGTCTACTTCAGTGAGGATCGCGCCCAGCACATCCTCGATTTCTATAACTTCGTCCCACACGTAAAAGGCGCACTGGCAGGCAAGCCAATAGAGCTGATGGCGTGGGACATCTTCATTCTTATAAATCTTTTTGGCTTCGTTATCCCTCTGATCGATGAAATGACCGGGGAGCAGATGTTCGATGAAGACGGTGATGCAATTATGGTTCGCCGCTTCCGTACGGCCTATAACGAGGTGGCGCGTAAAAACGCAAAGTCGACTCTCTCCTCGGGTATTGGCCTGTACATGACTGGCGCGGATGGAGAGGGCGGCGCCGAGGTTTACTCAGCTGCAACCACCCGTGACCAGGCCAGAATCGTGTTCGATGATGCAAAGAACATGATCAAGAAAGCCCCCCGGACACTGGGCAGACTGTTTGGTCACGTCAAACTGAACATCCATCAGGAGAGAACAGCCTCAAAGTTTGAACCGCTTTCCAGCGACGCAAATAACCTCGACGGTCTGAACATTCATTGCGGGATCGTGGATGAGCTTCACGCTCACCGCACCCGTGACGTCTGGGACGTATTGGAAACGGCCACCGGCGCGCGTCTTCAATCATTGCTGTTTGCCATTACGACAGCTGGTTCTAACAAAGAGGGTATCTGTTTCGAACAGCGCGACTACGCGATAAAAGTGCTGCGCGGCGTGGTGGACGATGACACTTATTTTGCTGTCATTTACACGCTAGATGAAGACGACGACCCGTTCGATGAAAAGAACTGGCCGAAGGCGAATCCGGGGCTTGGCATCTGTAAGCGCTGGGACGATATGCGCCGTCTGGCAAAAAAGGCGAAAGAGCAGATCGCCGCCCGTCCGAACTTCTTTACGAAGCATCTAAATATCTGGGTGACGGCTGAAAGTGCCTGGATGGATATGGACCGCTGGGCGAAGTGTGCAGATATTGCGCCCGATGATGAGTTGCGTAAGTGGCCGCTTTGGGTAGGTATCGATCTTGCGAACAAAATTGATATTTGCGCCGCGGTTAAAACGTGGCGTTCTCCATCCGGACACACCCACACCAAGTCGAAATTCTGGATCCCCGAAGGACGACTGGAAACCGCACCGAAGCATATTTCAGAGCTCTACCGGAAATGGGCTGATGCCGGATATCTGGATTTAACCGATGGTGATGTTATCGACCACGGCTATATCAAAGCCGAGGTTGAAGCCTGGGTGAAAGGAGAAAGCCTGAAAGAAATAGCCTTCGACCCGTGGAGCGCAACGCAGTTTAGCCTGGCGCTGGCCGAAGAGGGATTACCGCTGGTCGAAGTTGCCCAGACGGTAAAAAACCTGTCTGAATCCATGAAGTCAGTTCAGGCCGACGTCTACGGCAGCAAAATCCACCACGACGGCAATCCTGTGATGACCTGGATGATGTCAAACGTCACGGTTAAACCTGACAAAAACGACAATATCTTCCCGAATAAATCGACCCCGGAAAACAAAATCGACGGACCGGTTGCACTGTTTACGGCGAAGAGCCGGTTACTGGTCAACGGCGGCGATGATAAACAGGACTTAACCGACTTCTTCGAAGATCCGATAATGATAGGTGTCTGATGAAATCCAAAAAACAACCAGGGCGCGTAAAAAGCGCCCTTTTAAATTGGCTCGGTGTACCTATCAGTTTGACCACCGGCACATTTTGGCAAGAGTGGATGGGGACCAGCAGCAGCGGTAAAACGGTGACCGTCGATAAGGCGATCATGTTGTCAGCCGTCTGGGCCTGCGCACGGTTGCTGAGTGAATCGGTCTCAACGCTGCCGCTGAAAGTCTATAAGCGGGAAAAGGACGGCTCGCGGGCGCTGGCCACAGACCACCCAGCATATAAAGTGCTCTGTAAGCAGCCCAATGGGGAAATGACGCCTTCAAGATTTATGCTAATGCTCGTTGCCAGCATCTGCATGCGGGGAAATGCCTTCATTGAAAAGCTGATGATCGGTCAAAAGGTGGTTGGTCTTAACCCGCTGTTACCGCAAAACATGGTCGTTAAGCGCTTAGATAACGGGCAATTGCAATACACATACACCGATAAAAACGGTCAGCGTGTTATCCCAGTGAAAAACATGATGCATATTCGCGGGTTCGGGCTGGATGGCGTATGCGGCATGATGCCGATGATGACCGGTCGTGATGTCATTGGCTCGGCCATGGCGGTTGAAGAATCTGCCGCGAAAATCTTCGAGAACGGCATACAGAACTCAGGATTCATCAGCGCGAAGACAGATATAAACCCAGAGCAGAGAGCGCGTTTAAAGCAAAACCTGAGTACGTTTGTAGGTTCAAAGAATGCCGGTAAGGTCATGGTGCTTGAAGGCGACATGACCTATCAGGGGGTAACGATGAACCCTGAGGCCGCTCAGATGCTGGAGAGCCGCTCTTTCAGTATTGAAGAAATCTGCCGCTGGTTCCGGATCCCGCCGTTTATGGTCGGGCACATGACCAAACAAAGCAGTTGGGCGTCCAGCGTCGAAGGCATGAACCTTTTATTCCTGACGAATACCCTCCGTCCGCTGCTGGTCAATATCGAGCAGGAGATAGCGCGCTGCCTGCTGGGGAATGACGAAGATTATTTTGCTGAATTCTCAGTAGAAGGTTTACTCCGAGCTGACAGCGCTGGCCGCGCAGCGTATTACACAACTGCCCTGCAGAACGGCTGGATGAGTCGCAACGATGTCCGCAGGCTGGAAAATCTGCCTCCGATCCCGGGCGGCGACATTTATACCGTGCAGCTGAACCTTACCGCGCTTGAAGATTTACGCCAAAACAACCAGGCAGCGAGAGCAAACGCATTGCTCGAGCTCCATAACCAACTGTTCCCCGATATTTCTTTCGAACATTCCCCGCTGAAAAAGGCGGCTTAGGAGCCATCCCATGTCATTAAAGAATCTTCCGGCTGCGCCGGAGGGGCGCCCGTGCGCGAAAGTCATCAGCGAGTTATCACCGGCCGCTTTGGATCGCTGGGACGGTGGCATTAAGGCTGCCAACAGCAACGACAACACGATCTCTATTTTCGATGTCATTGGTTCTGATTACTGGGGGGATGGGGTTACCGCTAACCGAATTGCTGGCGCTCTTCGCTCAATGAGCGGGGAAGACGTCACGGTGAGTATCAACTCGCCGGGCGGCGATATGTTCGAAGGGCTGGCAATTTACAACCAGCTGCGCGAATACAGCGGGAAAGTCACCGTTAAGGTACTGGGCCTTGCTGCTTCCGCCGCTTCAATTATCGCGATGGCCGGTGATGAAGTGCAGATTGGGCGCGGCGCTTTTCTGATGATCCACAACTGCTGGGTTTACACGATGGGAAACCGGCATGACCTTGCCCGGGCCGCTCAAGATATGGAGCCTTTCGACCGCGCCATGCAGGATATTTACTCTGCCCGAAGCGGTCTTGATGCTTCATCCGTGTCAGAAATGATGGACAACGAAACGTACATCGGCGGCAACGATGCGGTCGAGAAAGGTTTTGCTGACCGGCTTCTTTCTGCAGATGAAATCTCTGACGGTGATGAAAGCCCGGCAGCCGCGCTGCGTAAGCTTGACGCATTGTTAGCGAAAGCCAATACCCCGCGCTCAGAGCGTCGAAAACTTCTCAAATCTTTATCTGCCAGTACGCCGGGCGCTACTGACAATCACCAAGGTAAGCCGAGCGCTACCGATAATCCTAACCCTGAAAACATCAAACAACTTGAAGACGCGCTGGCCGCGTTCGGCAAATAAGGAATTACCATGTCAGACGTTAATGAATTACTGAAAAAAGTATCCGCGAAACTCGAAGAAGTCTCCGGCACGTTCAGTCAGAAGGCCGAGGATGCTTTAAAAGAAGCAAAAAACTCAGGTCAGCTTTCTGCGCAGACAAAAGAGGCAGTAGATAAAATTGCCACCGAGTTCAACTCGCTGACCGAAGCTAACAAAACGCTGAAAACCGCGATGGGTGAGCTGGAGCAGCATGTTGCCAGCATGCCTTTAAACAATGCCGCGAAGGTTGTGGAGACCGTGGGTAAAGTGGTGATCAGCTCCGAAGCTTTGAAGAGCTTCGCGGCGAGTGTAGAAGGTGGTAAGCGTGTAAATATCCCTGTTAACGCCGCCTTATTATCCCCGGATGTCGCCGACGGTGTAGTTGAACCGCAGCGACTGCCTGGCATTGATACTGCGCCGAAACAGCGCTTATTCATCCGCGATCTGATTGCTCCGGGTCGCACAGGGGCACCGGCGATTTTCTGGGTGCAGCAAACCGGCTTCACCAATGCGGCGAAGGTCGTTGCGGAAGGAACCGCCAAGCCATACAGCGGTATTGAGTTTGCCACTAAAATCACAGCCGTTACCACTATTGCTCATATGTTCAAAGCATCGAAACAGATCCTCGATGACTTCTCTCAACTACAGTCGACGATTGATGCAGAGATGCGTTACGGCCTGAAATATGTTGAAGAGCAGGAAATTCTCTTCGGCGATGGTACCGGCGTACATCTTCACGGCATTGTGCCGCAGGCAACTGCATTCGATCCTGCATTTACTGTTGAACAGCAAAGCGGAATCGATGATCTGCGTCTGGCAATGTTGCAAGCGCAATTGGCGCGTTTCCCCGCTTCTGGGCACGTCCTGCACTTCATCGACTGGGCGAAGATAGAGCTGACCAAAGATACGCTGGGGCGCTACATTTTGGCTAACCCATCAGCCCTGATTGGGCCCACTCTGTGGGGTTTACCAGTTGTAGCCACTGAAGAAGCTGCATTCCAGGGGAAATTCCTCACTGGTGCCTTCAACGCTGCTGCACAGCTCTTCGATCGTGAAGACGCCAACGTCGTTATCAGTACGGAAAACGCCGACGACTTCGAAAAGAATATGATTTCGATTCGTTGCGAAGAACGTCTGGCACTGGCTGTTAAGCGTCCGGAAGCCTTCATCTACGGTGCATTCACTGCACCTGGTTCTGGCAGCTAAACCTGCCTCCTAAGGCGGCCTTCGGGCCGCTTTTTCATTTTTAAAAGGTTGGGCGAAAGATGGCTGATCCCGCCGACGTTATTGATCTCGATATCGTAAAAAATCATTGCCGGGTTGAACCTGATTTCACCCTTGATGATTCGTTATTCCAAATTTATACCGGTGCTGCGAAGCGTTGTGTTGAAACGTGGACGCGCCGGACGCTTTACTTACTGAATACGGATCCGGGTTACGACACAGACGAAAACCGCCTGTTACTTGATGACGATATCCGCGCAGCAATGCTTTTGCTGATTGGTCACTGGTATGCCAACAGGGAGGCCGTAAACATCGGGAATATCACATCACCTGTCCCCTTTGCAGTGGGATCGCTTTTACAGCCATATCGAATTTACGGCGTTTAAGGAGTGCTTTATGCAGGCCGGACGACTTCGCGATCGGGTAACCATTCAGAATTATATTGAAACCAGAAAGCCATCCGGACAACCGGAAAAGGTCTGGTCGGACACGTCAACCGTATGGGCGGAAGTGAAAGGCATAAGCGGGCGTGAACTTGTGGCGTCAGGGGCGGAAAAGGCCGAAGCAACGATACGTGTATGGATGCGCTATCGCGCTGACGTCGGCGCTTCATCCCGGCTTGTCTGCAAGTCTGGACCCTTTAAAGGACAGGTTTTAGAAATATCAGGTCCCCCAATCCCAGACTCAAGAATGACGCAGTTGGAAATTCTCTGTAATCATGGGGTGAAAGCGTGATCGACACTAAACTCGATTTCTCGGATTTGCTGGATCTGTCCGATGACCTGAAAGCCCTGAGCAAGGCTGAAAACAGAAAAGTGATGCGCGATGCCACACGCGCCGCAGCTACTGTTTTTAAAGATGAAGTGATCAAGCGGGCCCCCGTTCGCACCGGCAAGTTGAAGAGGAATATTGTCGTGATGACTCAAAGAGACAGAAACGGTGATATCTCATCTGGCGTTCATATCCGAGGCACGAACCCCCGTACCGGGAACAGCGATAATAAGATGAAGACGAACGACAGCAAGAATGCCTTTTACTGGCGGTTTGTCGAGTTGGGCACTTCTTATATGGCTCAGGTTCCTTTTGTTCGCCCTGCTTATGACGCCCGGCAGGATGATGCTACCAAAGCTGCATTTTCACAGGCCAATCTTGCTATCGATAAGGCGCTATCAAAATGACGGAAGCCGATGTTTTTGCACTCATAGGTACTTTGACCGGCGGGCAGGTTTATCCCTACGTTGCACCGCTGAATGCTGAAGGGCAAACCGCTGTAAGTGCGCCGTGGATAGTCTTCAGTATTGTCAGCGAGAATTTTGGCGATACCCTTTGTGGCCCTGCGGAGGAAACAGATTCTGTTCAGGTCGATGTGTACGCATCATCACCTGATGAAGCCCGCGCAATTCGTGAGTTGGTACAAAACGCGCTGGCGCCACTGAATTTCACGCAACTTAACCGAACTAACGGCTACGAGTCAGAAACGGGGCTCTACCGTGCCATGCTGGAAATTCAGAACCAACAATAACCCATCACCTCACCAATAGCCGCCCACGGGCGGTTTTTTTATGTCCGGAGAACTTATGTCGAGTAAATACGAAGTCACAAAGGGTATGACGTTCGCCGTCACCGACGCGCCGGTTTCTGCCGCTGATTTTACTGCACCTGGTTTTCCCGGTGTGGGGATCACCTGGCTGGAAGCTGCATGCGCAACGAAAGAAATCACGTATACCGGCGGCCAGAAAGGCGACATTGATGTCACCACACTGTGTTCCGTCGAGCAAGAACAGACTAACGGCCTCGCTGCTCCGGCAGAAATGTCGATTACGCGTAACTGGGTTGGCGATGAAGAGGCACAGGCCGCATTGCAGACGGCATATGAAAATGACGAATTGCGGGCGTTGCGCGTGAAATTCGCTTCGGGCAATGGCTACTACATTCTCGTTGAAGTACGTCAAAGCTCCTGGTCAGCGGCTACGTCTTCCGTCGTCGGCGCGACGTATTCACTGCGCGTTCGTGGCAAGCCGATCCCTATCATTCAGGCAACATCCTAAGCGGCTCAGGCCGCTTTTTTTTACCCTGAATTCCTTCACTTTTAGAGAACCCTACAATGAAGAAAATGGCACTCTCTGCCTCATTACGTGATCTGGCTTTGGCCCCGTCTGGCGCATACCGCACAAAAGAAGTTTCGGTACCGGAATGGGGCGACATCAAGGTCACTCTGCGCGAGCCCTCTGGTCAAGCGTGGGTTGATTTCCGCGCCTTACTTTCTCCTGAGCTGCCGGAAGGTACAGAACCGCCAAAACTCAGTCCGACCGAAATCTTCATTCGTAACCGCGACGCTGATGTGATCCTTTTTATCGATGTGCTGCTGGATGAGACCGGGTCACAAGTATTTTCACCTGAAGACAAAGAACAGGTTTCAGAAATTTACGGACCAGTCCATGTGCGATTGTTGCAGCAGGCGCTGGCTTTAGGCCTGAGTCAGGAATCTGCTGAAAAAAAGTAAAAGAGCCGCTGACCTTCTTCCTCTTCTCTCTGGCGCTCCGTCTGGGGCGCACAGTTCATGAACTCCGCCAAACCCTTACCGCCAGTGAATTGAAAATGTGGATCGCCTATGACCGGATGAGCCCGATCGGCGACTGGCGCGGTGATGTTCAGGCTGCGCAAGTCGCGACCGCAACTATCAATGCACAGGGTGGAAAACTCAGCTTAAACGATGTTTTGCTGAAGTGGGGCCAGACGGAGGAAGAGAAAGAAATTAGTGATTTTGAAGAGTTTTTAGGCGGTCTTTGATACCCGCGCAGGCGGGGTTTATATGGGTGAAATATGGCTACGCTGCGCGAACTTATTATCAAAATTTCAGCGAACTCCAGTTCATTTCAGTCTGAAATTTCCCGAGCTTCCCGGATGGGGGCCGATTATTACAAAACGATGGAACAGGGCGGCAAAAAGGCGGCGGCTGCTACCCGTGAAACACAGCGTGCGATCAGCGATCTAAGTGGTGAACTTGCATCTATTAAATCATCTGCAGCGGGGCTGGCCGGTGCTTTTGCTGGTGCGTTCGCTACTCACCAACTTATTGATTTTGCCGACACATGGAACCAGTTAAACGGGCGTCTCCGTTTGGCATCAACCTCGACAGACGATTACGCCACATCGCAACGTACTTTGATGGAAATCAGCCAGCGCACGGGGACTTCACTCGAGGCAAACAGCAACCTTTACAGTCGTATTGCGCAATCATTGCGCGCCGCCGGCTACGCATCTTCTGACGTTGCGAAAGTTACTGAAACTGTGGCCACCTCGCTGAAACTGTCAGGAGCCAGCACAGAAGAAGCCAGTTCGGTGATCACTCAGCTCAGCCAGGCATTAGGTTCCGGCGTTTTGCGTGGTGAAGAATTCAACGCCATCATGGAGAACGGCGGGCGACTTGCAAAACTGCTGGCAGATGGTTTGGGTACGACGGTTGGCGGGCTCCGGAATATGGCAAACAACGGGGAATTAACCACCGACAAAATTGTACCGCTGCTAACCAATGTTGAGGTGCTGAGGAAAGAGTTTGAAACCCTTCCGGCTTCGATCAGCGGATCCGCGCAAAAAGTACAAAATGCCTTCCTTGCATGGGTGGGCGGTGCGAATGATGCAGTAGGCGCATCATCGAGTTTGTCTGGCGTGCTGGATGGCCTGGCGAAAAACATCGATACCGTGGCGAATGTAACCGGCGCGCTGGTGGGCTTGGGAATTGCCCGTTACTTCGGGAACATGGTAGGCAGTGTCGCTCAGTCCACTGCAGCGGTCATTTCCAATACAGCAGCAGAAGTGGCGCTGGCACAGGCTCAGGTACGGGGGGCACAGGTTAGCGTAGCCGCTGCCCGCCAAACAGTTTATCGGGCTCAGCAGGCAAGAGCTGCCGCGACATCCATTGAGACGCAAATACTCGCTGAACGGAATTTAGCTGCTGCTCAGACATCACTTAATAGTGCTATTAGTGGCCGCTCAGCGGCGATGAGCCAGCTTAATAACACCGCGTCAGTAATGAACCGTTTGGGCGGTGGCGTTCTCGGTCTTCTCGGAGGTTGGCCTGGCGTAATCATCGCGGCAGGTACGGCGATGTATGGCCTGTATCAACACACTCAGCAGGTACATCAGGAAGCCGTAGGCTTCGCCAACAATCTTGATGAAATAAACGGAAAACTTCAGACCATGTCGGTGCTTGGCCTGAAGGCTACCGCCGGCGATGCCCGTTCTTCTCTTGCCGCCCAGAAAAGCGACCTCGCTGATCTGGATGTTCAGATCGCCAAAGTGAAAGACAGTCTGAAAGGTCTGGATCAGATCCAGCAGGACTACAACGCGCATCCTACAACTACTTGGCTTAACACGTTCATGGATCAGGCGGACATCACCGCCAAAAACATCGAACTGACCGACAAGCTGAATAAGCTGGAATACGAACGCGAGAATGCCGCAGCGAAAGTGGCCACTACTCAGAAGCTGGTTAATGACGCCAGTGATCTGGCAACCAAAAAAGCTATTGAACAGGCTGGGGCTGTCTCCATTCTGAAAGGCGCATATGACTTGCTTAACCGGTCAATGTCCGCGACAGCGGGCGCAACACCGCCGCAGTATGCTGGGCCAGTGGTCTCAATGGCAAAAGCAACACCTCAGCAATCTACCGCAGTCGAAAAATCCCGACGTGAAAATGAGTTAGCTAGCCTTTCCGGTCTGGAAAAGCTTCATCAGCAATATATTTATGAAGCCGAGGATCTGAAACTCACCGGCGCGCTCTATACGACTTACATCTACAACAAAGACCAGGCCGCCAAAAAGGACGCGGCCGCGGCTCAGGCTAAAAAAGATGGGACTTCGGCCACGAATGCCCAGAACAAAGCTGAACGTGAGGCTGCGTCAGTAGCTGAGCAATACAGCCGAAAGATGGCAGACCTCACTGTTGCTATTCAGGTTCAAAAAGTCATGGCTACGGAAGGCGAAAAAGCTTCTGAGCTTTACGCCGCTTCTCATCAGGCCGGTACTAAATGGACAGATGAACAGCGCAAAGCAATTCAGGCCTCGTCTGCTGAGCTGGCTAAGTGGAATCAGCGAGCAGATGAGACGGTCAGAAAACAGCGTGAACAGGTTGATGCACTGAAGGACTTAACGGACGCCGCGAGAAAATACCGCGATGAAGCGACGTTAACCACAGAAACGGCCGGACTGAGTGACCGCCAGCGCAGTCGGTTTGATGAGACTCAGCAGGTAAACAGGGTGTTTGACAAGGCAGGGGGGAAAGACAATTCACAGGCTGTCGCAGCACAAAAATCAGCACTGGATGCCTTGGACGAGAAGTATAAGGCTATCGCCGCGTCGGAAGCTGACTGGATGTCCGGTGCATCCCGAGGATATAGCAACTGGCTGGAAGAAATCAGTAATGTATCCGGCGCTGTCTCTGACGGCGTTAAGACCACGATGGACAGCGCATTCAGCAACGTGACCTCAATGCTGGAAGGCAATAAGGTCAGTTGGAAGTCATGGGGTGTTTCTGTCCTGCAGATCATCGAGAAAGTGGCGCTCCAGATGGCGGCGGTGAGCCTGATGGGAGGAAGCAGTGGAGGTTCAGCCTGGGGCGGCCTTCTGGGTACGATTGCCGGTGGCGCGGCCAGTTACTTTGGCGGCGGTGCCGCTGCATCCTCCTCAAATGCATTCTCTTCAGGTTCTTACAGCAATCTCTCGTTCAATGCGAAAGGCGGCGTTTACGACTCTCCATCCCTGAGCTCTTTCAGTAATGGGGTATACAACTCACCCACTATGTTCGCCTTTGCGAAAGGTGCGGGTGTATTTGGTGAGGCTGGCCCAGAAGCGATCATGCCACTGACTCGCGCTGCAGATGGTTCATTGGGTGTCAGGGCTCTGGGTTCAGGCGGTTCTGGATCGGGTGGCGCGCCGCAGGTTTACATCACGATTGACAGCAGCGGCAATGCCAGTACGGAATCCTCGGGCGGCTGGGAACAGTTCGGCACGCAAATCGCCAACTATGTTAACCAGCTATACCAGCAGAACAAGGCGAAGGATTTGCGGCCGGGCGGCGACATCTGGAACGCAATGAAAAACAGCAGGTGATCATGGCTATTCAAACATTCACGTGGTGCCCACGCTTAAATGCCGAAGCCGATACTTCATTTCGGACCAGGAAGGTGCAATTTGGCGACGGATATACGCAGGTTTCTGGCGATGGTTTAAACACCAAAAGTCAAAAGTGGACGCTTAGTTTCACGGGTAACGAAGATTACATCAGTGCGATTAAAACTTTTCTGGATGCGCATCAGGGGACAGCGGCATTCCTTTGGAAACCGCCGCTCGAACCATTGGGCATGTTCCGCTGCGACACCTATAAACCCACGGCGCTCGGGGCGGGAAAATTCAACCTCGATGCCACTTTCGAACAGGCGTTTAAACCATGAGTATCAACAGCGATTATCAGAAACTTGAGCCGGGCAATACTGTCAGGCTTTTTGAAGTCGATGGCACGGCGTTCGGTGTTGGAGATGTTCTCCGGTTTCATTCCTACAACATCCCACACACCGAAGCGGAAATCGAAGCGACAAACCCAGTCAGTCCGATCCGTTTGGATGATTCGACGTTGGATGGACGGGTTACTTATACGCGCGCTGGCGCTGCCAGTTATATCGGTCAGGATGGAAAAATCTACCAGGCCTCTGCGAATCAGTGGCCACTTGAGATTTTCGGAAGGACGGAACCCGAACCTGCTTCAACTAATTTGCTTACTTACTCTAATGCGTGGGCAAATGCGGCTTGGGCAAAAGGCCAGGGTTCAGTAATTGCAAATTCCTCCACAGCCCCTGATGGATCAACAACGGCGGCAAAATGGGTACCGAATACTACCGTTGCGAGTCACCCGATTTACCGGTCCGGGTATATTCCGACGGCGAACACAACATTCACGTTCACTGCGTTTTTAAAATCAGCCGGATACAATTACGCCAACGTAAGCATCGTCCAGTCTGCACAATTAGTTAAACAGGTCATCGTTTCAGTGGATCTGATTAATGGTGTGATCGTTAACACCAATGATGCAGCATTATGTTCAGTTGTTAAATTGGGAAATGGATGGGTCAAGGTGACTGTTACCTCAACCACTGCAGCAACGGTTACTGCCGATATTCGCCCCGCGGTTTATCCTACTGTCGGGCCAAACACGACGACTTCTTTTGCAGGGGATGGAACGAGTGGCATTTACGTTTGGGGAGGTCAGTTCGAGCAGCGCTCATCTTCTACAAGCCTCATACCGACTGCTGCCTCTACAGCATCACGCCCGGCAGCCGCAGCATCTGTTCCTGCAAACGGAGCCTCTGGTGTAAAAATTACATATTCAACTGGTGAGACGGCGAGCCTCTCCTTCGGTTCTGCGAGTTCAGTTGCAATACCGCCGGCAAGTAAACCGTGGGGCACCCGCTATATCACCAAAATTGAATATATCGGTGGTTCACCGTCTTATGATGAGTCGAAGCTTCCCGCCAAATCAATCTGGTGGCAGGGTATAGAGTATGCGGCATGGCCTTGCCAGATTGAGGGGATTGAGTCCTCAACTACCGGGAGCAGCGCGCAGCCGAAACTAACCGTTGCTAATCTTGACGGCTCTATCACCGCACTATGTCTGGCTTACGACGACATGCTTCAGGCCAAAGTTTCTATCCATGACACGCTGGCAAAGTATCTCGATGCGCGAAACTTCCCGGAGGGTAATACATCGGCGGATCCGACACAGGAAAAGCTTAAGGTTTATTACATCGACAGTAAAAGCGTAGAGACAAAGCTTCAGGTCGAATTCACCCTCAGCAGCCCGATGGATTTACAGGGATTACAGATCCCCACACGCCAGCTGCATTCCCTCTGCACCTGGTGTATTCGAGGCAAATACCGATCAGGTGACGGCTGCGATTATGCCGGTACCCGCTATTTTGACAAATTCAACAAACCGGTCAGCGATCCGTCACTGGACGTATGCAGCGGTAACCTGACGGGCTGCAAACTCCGGTTCGGGGAAAACAACGAGCTTTCCTTCGGCGGTTTCCCTGGCACATCATTACTTCGGACATGATCATGAAACAGAAGATTATCGATGAGATTATGGCTCATGCCGAGGCCGAGTATCCGCGGGAATGCTGCGGCGTGCTGGCGCAGAAGTCACGTGTCATAAAGTATTTCCCCTGCCGTAACATGGCCTCAGAACCAACGGAGCATTTTCATCTCGATCCTGAGGGTTATGCTGGCGCTGAGGACTGGGGAGCGGTTATCGCCATTGTCCATAGCCACCCGGACGCGACCACACAGCCGAGCGAGCTGGATAAAGTGCAGTGTGATGCCACAGAAATACCCTGGCATATTGTGAGCTGGCCAGAGGGGGATCTTCGCACTATCCAGCCACGCGGTGACCTTCCGTTGATTGAACGCCCGTTTGTGCTGGGCCACAGTGACTGCTGGGGGCTGGTGATGAGCTATTACCGGCAAACGCACGGGTTAGAGCTGAAGGATTACCGCGTTGATTATCCGTGGTGGGAAAGTCAGTATCCGGACAACTTCTATCAGGAATGCTGGCACGAATGCGGATTCAGGGAATTCTCTGGCGACCCGATGCCGGGGGACATGGTGATCATACAGGTGCAGTCGGATAAGTGGAACCATGCAGGGATTTTACTCGAGGGGAATATGCTTCTTCACCACATGTACGGCATGCTTAGTCAGCGGGTGCCTTATGGCGGTTATTGGCGTGAAAGGACGATGAAAATTGTCCGGCACAAAAATTTATTTAGCTTTGCTGATTTACCTTAAACATTGCCTTACTTTTTTCTATTGCTATTATTTCCTCATTAACCCAGAGGGAAGAAGATGAGAAAACTTTTAATAGCTATAGGCGTGTTTGTTTTGATGGGGTGCTCTACTAGTCCTGTCCCTGTCAATAAGGCTGATGCTGCGCCGCCTCAAAGAGTGTTTAAATATCAATCACCACATAATGGTGATACAAAGCTGACAGTTATTCGAGATAGTGGAATAACAGGGAGTGCCTGCTACGCGGCTGTATTTGTAAATGGTGACAAGGCGGCATTACTCAACACTTCCGAGAAATCGACTTTATACCTGCCTCCCGGTGAATATGAGATAGGAACCGCATTTGATGGTTCAGGATTCTGTTCCATGGGAAAAGAAAGGCAAGAGCGCACTGTCGTTTTGAAATCTAATCAGTCAAAAGTGGTTAGGATTTTTACTGATGGTAGTGGGAATTTAGACATAAAGCCTTCTACTCTTTAACGAACGATATAAAATATAGGCCACCTTAGGGTGGCTTTTTCTTTGGTGATAAAAATGAACGAAGAGATGACTCAAATTTTATTAGGTGGTTCTTTAGGTAAAATATTTGGGAAGAGACATCAGCGAGCAGTTAAAACAACCAAAGAAGCAATTAAAGCTCTGTGCTGTACGATTAATGATTTCGAGCGCTACCTCAATAGCAGTAAAGCAAGAGGAATTACCTACGCTGTATTTCGTGGAAAAGAAAATATAGGAGAAGATGACTTAGGTTATCCGGTGACGGGCGAGGTCATTAGAATAGTTCCTATAATTATCGGAAGTAAAAAAGCCGGGCTATTTCAAACCATACTTGGAGCGGTTCTCATAGCGGCGGCGTTTGTAGCGTCGTTCACGCCATTAGCTGCAGCGTCGCCATTCCTTTATGCAATGGGGGCATCAATGGCTTTGGGCGGGGTGATCCAGTTGCTATCCCCCCAGGCTTCCGGCCTCGCCAGTAAAGAAGACTCAGCGAACCAAGCTTCCTATGCGTTCGGCGGAGTGACTAACACCGCCTCACAGGGCTATCCGGTTCCTCTTGGTTATGGCCGCCGTCGTGTGGGTGGCGCGATCATATCAGCGGGCATATACGTTGAAGATCAGCAGTAACCCCCACCAATTACTTTAAGGTCACCATTCGGTGGCCTTTTTTTATGGGTTTAATATGGCAACAGCTACCGCAATCAGAGGCCGCAAAGGCGGCAGCTCTTCATCCCGCACGCCTGTAGAACAACCAGATGACCTTCAGTCAATTGCGAAAGCGAAAGTCTTAATTGCCCTTGGCGAAGGTGAATGGGCTGGAGATTTAACTGGTCAGAATATTTATTTAGATGGAACGGCTCTACTCAATACCGACGGGTCCAGTAACTTTAGCGGCGTGGCGTGGGAGTTTCGCCCTGGTACTCAGGCTCAAACTTATATTCAAGGGCTGCCAGGCGCCAATAATGAAATCAATGTCGGTACTGAAGTCAGCAGCGCGACCGCTTGGACGCGGACATTCTCTAACTCTCAACTGTCCGCTGTCAGACTTCGTCTCAAATGGCCGTCAATTTTCAGACAGCAAGATAATGGAGATCTGGTTGGTTATAGCATCAACTACGCCATAGATTTGCAGACAGATGGTGGCACGTGGCAGACCGTTGTAAACACCTCTGTAACCGGTAAAACCACTACGGGATATGAGCGAAGCCACCGCATTGATTTACCTCAATCTGGTAGTACATGGACGCTGCGTCTGCGGAAGATAACTCAGGACGCCAACAGCGCCAAAATCGGCGATACGATGACGCTGCAAAGCTATACCGAAGTTATCGACGCCAAGCTTCGATATCCCAACACCGCGTTACTGTATATCGAGTTTGACTCCAGTCAATTCAACGGATCAATTCCGCAGGTTGCAGTTGATGCAAAAATGCGCGTCGTCCGCATACCTGATAACTACGACCCTATCACACGAACCTATTCAGGAACCTGGCAGGGGAATTTCAAGTGGGCCTGGACTGATAATCCAGCATGGATATTTTATGACATCGTTGTATCAGACCGGTTTGGATTGGGTGATCGCCTAACGGCTGCCAATATCGACAAATGGACTCTCTATCAGGTTGCGCAGTATTGCGATCAGTTGGTCCCTGATGGCAAAGGCGGTGCGGGTACGGAACCACGCTATCTATGCAACGTTTACGTGCAGAACAGAAACGATGCTTATACGGTACTGAGAGATTTCGCAGCCATATTTAGGGGTATGACATACTGGGGTGGAGATCAGATTTTTGCCCTTGCGGATATGCCGCGTGACGTGGATTACAATTTCACGAACGCCAACGTTGTCGATGGGCTCTTTACTTACTCAAGCAGCACGTCAAAAACGCGTTATACCTCTGCGCTCGTCTCATGGTCAGATCCTGATAATGCTTATGCAGACGCGATGGAACCAGTATTTGAGCAGACGTTAGTCACCCGTTATAAGGTTTTCAACCAGCTCGAAGTAACCGCCATTGGCTGTACCAGACAGTCAGAAGCAAATCGAAAAGGTCGCTGGGGTATCCTCACCAATAACAGCGATCGTGTCGTTAACTTCTCTGTAGGACTTGATGGTGATATTCCTCTGCCAGGCTATGTCATCTCCATTGCAGACGAAAACTTGTCCGGCAGGGTGGCTGGAGGGCGAATCAGTTCCGTATCGGGCCGGGTTGTTACCTTGGACAGGGCACCAGATGCAAAGGCTGGCGACAGGTTGCAGCTTAACTTACCGACCGGTATTTCTCAGAGCCGAACGATTCAGGCCGTTAACGATAATATAGTCACCGTCAGCACATCCTATTCCCAGATACCTGAAGCTGAAAGCGTTTGGGTTGTTGAGTCTTCCGATCTTTACGCTCAGCAATACCGAATTACTACTACCGCAGAGAATGACGATGGAACTTACAGCATCACAGGTGTTTTGCATGATCCTGATAAATTTGCACGTATCGACACTGGTGCAGTAATCGATCAGCGACCAATCAGCGTTATCCCGCCGGGTAGTCAGTTTGCACCTGCCAATATCCACATCAGCTCTTACTCTGTCGTCAACCAGGGTATCAACGTTCAGACAATGCGAGCCACATGGGATACGACGGCGAACGCTATCGCGTATGAGGCCCAATGGCGACGCAACGACGGCAATTGGGTAAACGTACCGCGAAGCTCTACCACGTCATTCGAAGTGCCAGGCATCTACGCTGGCCGCTATCTGGTGCGCGTGCGAGCTATCAATGCAGCGGAAATATCAAGCGGGTGGGGTTATTCGGTTGAGGTTACGCTTACTGGTAAAGAGGGTAATCCTCCGAAGCCGGTAGGTTTCACGGCCACAGGCATCAACTGGGGTATTCAACTGAACTGGGGCTTCCCGGAAAACACTTCGGACACGCTGAAAACAGAGATTCAGTACACGCCGAATTCTGATCAGTCTAATCCGCTGCTGTTGTCTGATGTCCCCTATCCGCAGGCGATTTATACACAGCTGGGGTTAAGGGCTGGTCAGATATTCTGGTACCGTGCTCAGCTGGTGGATAAAACCGGTAATGAGTCAGGATATACCGACTGGATCAGAGGGATGGTGAACGATAATGCCGATGATTATCTCGGCGATATCGCTGATGACTTCCTGAACTCTGCCGACGGTGACCGACTGACGAGTGACATTGAAACCAACATTGATGCCATTCTGCAAAATGCTCTGAATCTCAACTCAACCGTTGATCACCAGTTCGCCCAGAACGGTGAGGTGCGCGCTGATATTTTGACGGTGAAAACGACTATCGCTGATGTCGATCAGGCGATGGCGGATCTGACGACTCAGGTGCAGGCGCAGATTGGTGACGTGACCGCGGCGCTCGAGGACAAACTAACGGCCGTGGTTGATGCCAGTGGTGCTTCAGCAATTTACACCCTGAAAACAGGCGTGCGGATCGGTGGCGTCATGTACAACGCCGGGATGTCGATTGCCGTGCTGGCGCAGGCTGGTCAGCCGGTAGTGACGCGTGTTGGCTTTAATGCGAATCAGTTTGTGCTGATGTCAGGTTCTGGGGATACGCAGTATTCACCCTTCGCCGTGGTTAACGGGCAGGTGTTTATAAGCGATGCCTTTATCCAGGACGGGACGATTACCAATGCGAAGATCGGCAACTTCATTCAGTCGAATAACTTTGACGGTTCAACGCAGGGCTGGCAATTAAGTAAATCAGGTACGTTTATCAACCTTGGGAACGCTGGCGGCGCTGGCGCAATGAAACAGACGAATACCACGATCAGCACCAGGGATGATAACGGAGTGCTTCGCGTGCAAGTCGGTCTAATTACGGGGGTCTGGTAATGGCTAACTGGGGGATCCAAACGTGGGATGCAAGCGGCAGTCCTAATAACACCGGTATCGTGCCGGTGTTGGTTGTGGCAACCGTGTATTTAAGTGCCGGGCAGGTTTCCGGCACGTACTCCTATACCGTCCCGTCAGGGTTTCGTGTTGAAGCAATCCAGTCCCCAATAACAGGAGATGCTTATTCCGGGTCACGCCGGAAAATTACGGGGTCAGGCGGAACGATATCGATCAGTGATGCGAATGGCGACTACTCAGCCGGGACATATACCGCTGATGAATGTTGGTTAATCATTTATTTGGTAAAAGCATAATGGCAAATTGGGGAGCGTTAATTTCAGATCAGTATGGTAATCCGTGGGTAACACCTGATACGACGCCAATGTCTCTGGTACAGAAAATAGTTTTGAACCCTTCTGCAGCCGGTTCATACACTCTTCCGGTAAATTCTTCGTCACCTTTCATAATCGGCTGCCATGCAACAGTGGGTAATGTGCTGTTCTATATTAGAAAGGTCGATTCCACTTATACCCTAAATTATAAGGTGGCGGGGACGGGCGGCAGTCCGGGAACTGTCACCATTTACATTTTTGGATACGTCATACCGCAACCGCTGCCTAAATGGGGAGTTGCCATCTGGAATGCTGCGGGGCAGTGCATTTTGACCAATGAAACTAAGGTGATGAATCCACTGGTTGGGTACGGGACCATAGGCTCCACAACCGACATCGGGTATTTGGTTGATAAAACTGTTAGTGGAAAATGGGCCGTGTTGCCCAGAGTGGTGGGTGTTGTGGTGGGCGTAATGGGCACCACCCAGCCACGCCCGTGGTCTTCTCCCATTGATACTTCAGCATACTACGACGGTTCTTCTACTCGCATCAGGGCCGGTCAGCGCGATGCGCCTGGTGAAGAGCTACACAATGTCGGCTATTCAAACTCACGCGATCAGATATTCGCGATTGATGTTTCACGTTATTAATCAATAAATAACGAGAACGATCGTTATAAACGATCAATATCAATATATTGATCTATATAACCAATTATCCCCGCACAATATTCATTGTTAATGTCTTTTATCTACGTTGATAGGGACATAAACATGAAGAATATTTTAATGGTTCTTGCCATTGCTTTGATGGTTTCCGGTTGTTCAGGAATGCTTGAAAAGCAGGAGCCCGTTTGTGCAGGCGTTGCGCTTGTCGCAGGGCAGGAAACCAGTGTGCAGATTTATGGCGTTCGTAAGGTAGCCAGCCAAACCCAGTACAAAGCAGGTGACCCATTCGGCTGGCGCTGGGTAAGTAAGACGAATTTCATCAGCACAACGTGCGATAAATAACCCCACTATTCAGATAAACCCGCTTCGGCGGGTTTTTTTATACCCGGAGAAAAGCATGTCAGCAGGCACAATCGCATTAACCAACAATTCAGCAAATGTGACCGGTACCGGAACAGCATTCACTACCGATTTAAAAGCGGGTGATTTCGTGGTCGTTATTGTCGGCGGCGTGACGTACACGCTGGGTGTCAAAGCAATAACCTCAGCTACTGCATTAACTCTGGTCACTGCTTATGGTGGACCTACCGCGACAGGTAATGCATGGACTGTGGTACCGAATGCAACATTGGTAGGTATCACCGCGCAGGTGGCCGCTGACACTGCAAGGGCTATCCGCGGTTTGAATCTGGATAAGGCCAACTGGCAGCAGGTATTCAGTGGAACGGGGAATATCACCGTGACCCTACCTGACGGCTCAACTTATACGGGACCGTCCTGGAACTATTTAGCAAACAATACGCTTTCTTCCCAGGCCGCATTTTTTTCTGGGGATGCCAATACAATAACTGCAAACGGAATATATTCTCCTACAGCGACAGCAACTAATGTGCCCATAGCTGTTACCGGCGTCCTTGAGCATTACAATCGATATGGCAATAGCCAGATGGTCCAAATTTTCCATAGTGTAGGAACGTCTACTGCTACTTCGAATAAACACTTCATAAGGACTGGATCCGTAACATCTGGAGTGGCGACATGGACAGCGTGGCAGCCTATGTTCAATGGAAGCGATGTAATACCCTTGGCAAATGGTGGAACTGGTGCCCCAACAGCGGCGGCGGCCAGAACAAATTTAGGGGCATTTTATACAGGTGGTGGAAGGATTACCGGCCCAACCCAAATAGACGGCGCGATTTATAACATAACAAGTACGACCGGTTATGGAGAGATAGCATTTCGTCATCCTGGCACATTAAATGCGAATATGGCGGTGATGTTTACCGAAAACTATGGAGATATTGTTTTCAATACAACAGCCGCCGCAGGGGCTGGGACTCAAAAATATTTTGCATTTCGTCAGAATGGCAATATGACAACGCAGGGAAATATCAGTTGCGTCAGCCTTACTCAGACGTCCGATCGAGACAAGAAAGACAACATTGCGCCAATTGAGAATGCACTGGACAAAATCAACGCCATCAGCGGGGTTACGTTTATCTGGAAAGGTGACGGTACTCCATCTGCCGGCGTTATTGCACAGGAGTTGAAGGAGGTGTTACCAGAATCGATAGGGACAGTATTCGAGGACAATGACCAATATGGCGAGGTGGAAGAAGAAGTTCAAAAAGAAGTTGAAGATGGCAATGGTGTTAAATCCATGATTACTGAGACTGTAAAGGTCACCAAATTAATTAAGAAAAGAGACGATTCAAAGCGTAGCTATACCGTAGAATATTCTGGTGTGATTGCTTTAGCCGTACAGGCGATAAAAGAGCTTTCAGAACAGGTATCCGCGTTGGAAGCCTACATCGGCCCCGAAAATCTGGCCGCCATGTCAAAAGAATCCACTTCATAACTTTCTTTCCTTATCGATCAGTAGTCTAAGGTTTTCCCTTAATCAAGCCCTTCACAAGGTAAAAGCCTCTTGACTATACTGTATGTATGAACAGTATTTTAAGGGGTTTTTATGCCACGATACTCTGACATAAAAGGTGCGTTTATTAGCAGTGTCACGCAGGATCCAAAGAAAGGGCAAGTTGTCACAACGGAGCGATTTGTGGCGGAATTGGCGAAGGTAAATCATTTCTGGTCACTTGAAGAAGCCAATGAATGGATAGCGCACTACCAGGGTTTCTTCCGTGATTATTCTGATCAAGAAGGGGAGAGTAAGCGCTATTTCCTGAAAAACATGGGTTACATAAAGTAAGGAGATATCATGGGATTTCCATCACCAGCCAGTGACTACGTCGAAACGCGTATTGATCTGAACAAAGTCTGTAACTGCACAGGCCCTGCTTCCCGCCTGTATATCGCAGAGCGATACCACGGAATGCACATCAATTCCGGCACAATGCTGCTTATCGATCCTGCCATAAAACCGGTCGATGGTAACCTGCTGCTGGCGCAAATCAATGGTGATATGGATGTATGGCGGCTGGTGACTATCATGCGTCACGGGCTGGAGTCGCTGGCCGATTCGAGCGTTTTCATTGAGTTTGGTGATGCGTTTACTGACGACGAGTTGGTGATTGAGGGCGTGGTTACACACATCATCTACGATGCCAGGAATGATGTGTTTGATGACACCCCATGCATTTAACTTTTCGACAGGCACAAACGGCTCGGTGGTCGGGTTGCATTTGTTTTAACCCTCGTGGATTTCATGACAACACTTTCGGGTGAGGTATAATCGAAAAAAAAACGAGGGCTTAAAATGGAAAAGAACTTATTACAGCTTTGTTATGAAGGAGAATGTGGCGAAAGTTACATTCGAAGCATGAACGAAAATGGTCAACTGTATGTATCACTCTCTGATGTAGTTCGTACGCTTTCGGCCGAAAACCGCAAGATTGATGGTAAACCTTCTGCTCGCATGACTACGCTGTTAAATGCCGTCATTAAGACCTTAGATGGCGATGAATTCAAGAATGTTCCACTCATCATTGACGGAGTTGAATCTACAGAAACATTTCTCGCAGAACCGGGGTTGTATCGTGTTTTGGCTCAGGATACCACTGCAGCTGGTAAAAAATTTCAAAGATGGCTTTTTCATAAAGTATTGCCATCTATAAGAGAATATAAAACATATCCCCCGCCAATAGTTAAAGCTCGGTCAGAGATTAGTGCTTTGGCACATGGTTTACAACAAACAGTTAGTTTGTTAGCGATGGAAATTGAAAGGCGAGAAGTTCTTGAAGCTCGTGTAGAAGAGGTTGAGCTTAAGGTGAATTCGCTAGAAAGCCTCAGAGATTTGTCAAAGTTTAGAACTGTTTCACAAAGACTTCTTGAGCTTGAATTAACGAACTTGGCAGTAGATGAATTGTGGCATTGGTGTGAAAAATTAAGAAGTGAAAAAGGAGCAGAAAAAATAAGATGCCCGTCTGGCATAGCTCAGAATGCTTACTATCCGATTGCTATAGTCGATGAAGCCATAAATATTTACCAGGCGAATCTTGCTAATCGCTCAAGATGATTTCGACATGAAGTTGGTTACTTAATATAAATCCCGGCTAAAAGCCGGGATTTTTTTGATTAATCTTCAAAAAGGTGATCAAACTCTCCAAGAGCGAAAAGTTCTTCATCGAAAATGTAGCCTTTACTCTCGATATACTTTCGCTTTTTATAAAGTTCAAATTCTATGCTGGCATGATCTAGTGCCTCATCCTTGATGTAATCTGTATAGCCGGAGAATACAGCATAGTCATTTAATGTAAGCAGACGATCCAATTGAGCGTGCAGGGACTTCATAGTCATAGTTTTCCCTGATAGTGCTGTGGATTCAGCGAATAACAGGAATTGCTCAGAAAGAAGATGTAGGCGATATAACTCGTCAGGCTTTAGATAGTTTTTGCCCGCGAGAACTTCTTTTTTGGTGGGGAATGTACCTTCCATGGAAAATACCCCCATATTCTCTACTGAGTGGTCAGCACGATCTAATATGAGTTTTGAACTAGTCATGCCGGTGATTGCATGATGAAATTTATCCTGTAGAAGAGCGTAAAAACTGCGCACTTCTGATGACTTTGGGTCGTAGTCTGAAGAACTAATTTTGAAGCAATCTCGAACCTTAGCATAAACCTGTTTTTCTTCTGACCTTATTGCGCGAACTTTTGCCGCTAGTTCGTCTACTTTTTCGGGAGATTCTCGGAGAGCCTTTTCATTGATGACAAAACCTTGTTCAAGGTATGTCTTAACTATTTGCGAACCCCACTGGCGAAAAGCAATTGCCTTCTTAGCATTGACTCTAAAACCAACGCTAATGATGACATCCATATTGAAATGGTTGATTGTTCTGCGAACTGAGCGTAAACCCTCACTTCGAACTACTGCAAAAAGTGCAGTAGTTGACTTTTCATCAAGTTCCCCATCATTGAAAATGTTGGATATGTGCCTGATTATACTGGTTTCATCGACATCATATAATGCTGCTATATCGCGAGATGTAACCCAAATATCTTTTGATTGATTATGTATCTTTATATTAACTAAAGTTTCACCAACTTTATAAACGGCGAGAGTCAAATCTTCTTGGTTTTCATCTGGACGCAT